TAGAGGTTGTCCTCAACAGCTTCCTCGGTGATCGAGAAACCCATTGCGACGGTCTCGTGGGTATACCGTGCAGTATACGCCTCGTTTGCGTCGTCGAACGAGATTCCAGCGCCTTCGTTTTTAACGGGTGCAGCACCGAAACCTGACAGCATGACCTCTTCTTCGAATGCTCGATCTGAGCCTTCGGTGTCGAAGATTTCAGCATGCTGGCCCTCGTAGCGACCATATTCCATACCAAAGAGGGCGTTGAGGCCAGGCTCAAGCTCTTTGGCGAGTTGTGCGCGAGAAATAGCCATAACTCACTACCCTCCTTACGAGATGCCGCCTTCAGCAGATCCGCCAGTGGCAGTTGCTGTAAGGGCGTGGTTGTTGATCATCACAATCAGCGGAATACCGGCAGCAGTGAAGTCAGCATTTTCCGGATCGTCCATGATGCCTACAATCTTCAGCGGGTGCGAAGGATCAGCAGCATCTACGGTTGACACATCAAGCTGTGCTGTCGAAATACCAGTGGTTGTATTACCATCTGCTGCGCCTTTGTTAGACACATCCGAGAACTCTGCGCTCTCGAAGATGGTGGCGATTGCAGTCGCTTTGTCGGTAAGACTAGCGTCCGAACAAACAATGAACCGCTGCATCGGGTTGTCGTACACATTCGCAATGATGTCGAAATTTGTGTTCGCACTTCCCGATCCGGGCCAAGTGTTCGAAAACTTCTTCTTGCCGGTGGTCGCGTCTACGTACTCACAGCCAGCGAAAACGCCGATAAATTTCAAAGTATCACCGGAAGCAGAACTGGAGACAGCAATGGTGCCGTCGTTAGTTGCGATAACCGGAGAACCTTGAAAAATCGCGCTTGCATCTGACTTAATGTGGTACGCATTAGTACCGGAAGTAGCAGGAGTGCTACCAGCGGTATTAATCGGCTTCATGCCGAAGGCAACATTTGAGTTTGCCATTGCTTTACCTCATCAGGTTAGGAGGAATCTTTTCCTCCGAAGGTTACACGACTTTGCCTATCGTTGTGGATAGGCATCGAGGGATGTTGTTCCCTCATAAGGTTTTCGTCAACGGAACGCATCTGGTTGCGGGTCTGTTCCCGGTAGTATTCAGTTCTTTCTTCGACCGTTTCCTCTGGAATCCGGCACAGCATCAAGCCGCCTACGCCGATAACTCCAGCATTCTTGCCTTCCTCGATCACTGGATAGCGATCTGCAAGGTCGGGGTACTCGTCTGCACGTACTGGTTCCCACCCCTCACGGAGCTTCGAGTGTACGTTGGTCTTGTCATCCTCGCCACGAATAGCGGTTCTGACCCAACGATGCTGATAACCAGCCGGTGCTTCGGGCGCCTCCAACTTGGAAGGCGGGGTCCAGGGCTTGCGCCGCTGGGTAGTTGCGCGAGTCTCTGCTTCGCGTGGTTTCCTGTTAGCCATAACTTACTCCTTCACGTACTTGGCATATTCCTCGAGCGGAACATTCAATCGCTTCGCAATCGCAATCTGCGATGGAGTCAGTTTGACTGTTCTGCGCCCCTTTGGTGACGACGACTTTGACGCCGTTGACCCAGCAGAAGCGACTCTGGGTCCAGTATCGCGCTTTGCTTCCGCAAACTTATGCGGGAACTCGGTGCGAACACGTTTGTCAAGCTCACTATAATACTCATCGGAGGACGGGTCAAACCCCTCATCCTCAATAAGTTGTCGATGAATACCAAAAGCTGCATATGTCATGGTTTGATCGTTGCCGAACCACTCGTTCTTTTGCGCCCATGCTTCAGCTTTAGGGTCAGGTTGTTGCAATTGTTCCTGACGCTGTGGCTGGGGCGCTGGGTCCGCAGCAGGTTGTTCCTGGCGCTCTTCATTACGTCGTTTGGCCTCTTCATATCGGGCCTGTTCTAAAGCGATTCTGCTAATCCGCTGCTGGGCATCGAACATGCCATCCGCGTCACCGTCTTCGTAGGCTTTGCGGTATGCCTCCTTTGCCGCCACGGCATCAGCTTCAACACGGCTACCAAACTCGCCAACATAAGACTGATCGAGTTTATCCAACCGAGACCGAAGCTCTTCATTCTGCTTCTTCACGGCCTCGGCATACTCAATCGCAGCTTGTCGCTGACGTTCTTCTTCACGGAACCTGTTCGTCAGCTTCGAAATACGACGCTGAACAGATTCAGAGTATTGCTCTAATTCATCTTCGCTCTTCGCTTCCTCTTCAGCAGGAGCTTGCTCCTCCTCTGGTTGCTCAACAGCGGCTTCGGCTTGCTCCTCGTCTACCTCGACGACCTCAAGCTCTTCCTTCTCAGCAAGGTTGTTTTGCATACTATGCTCCGTATGTCTTGATATCATCGGGGTCGATGATGGTTGCAATGACTTCATCGTCATTGATTATGCGGACCTCGCCACCTTCTATCTGAAAGCGTGATCCGGCGTAGCGACCAATACAAACCCAGTCGCCCTCTTTGCACCACGGTGCTGAATCAGGACCAAACTTGTCCGGATCCTGATAGGCCAGCGGGCCAACCTTCACCACATATGCCACAACAGTGGCACGTGCTTCTCGGTCCTTGGCTTGATCGGGTACGTACACTCCACCTTCCGTTTTGGCCCTACCTTGATATGGCATGACAAGAATCCGCCAGCCGGTGGGCTGCGGGATCCTGTCTAGTGCGGGCTTTTTGGAGGCTTCTTCTTCAGCTTTTTTCTTGGCTTGCTGCTGCCGTAAAATATGGTCAGGGACTAGAAGCGTCGTCATAGTTAACCTTTTTTAGCAGGGCGCGTAACTCTTCTAGCGCGTAAGTGATCCCCTGAATCTCACTCACCATAGCACGATATGACTCCATATCAGATGCGCTACCGCTAGTCAGGGAGATGCTAATATCATCTACCCGTGTTTGCAAGGTTTTCTGATACCTTGATAGAAAATCTACGACATCCATTATGACGCCATTTTTGCATCTGTTATCGGACCACCAGAAACCCAAGCATTACACACACGCATCGACGCGCATTTAAATTTCAAAAACTGGCAATATCCAATGTCGCCAGCTTCAACAGACTCAAAGGGGTCCGCGCCATCATTCAGGCCAATGCCCTTTGCGATGCAGTCTTTTATGCGTGAAGTTAGGTTAAAAGCAGCGCAGTTGCCGCAGCGACTTTCTTTCGCTGCCTCTATGTCCGTATTGAATGTGTCAGCTATGCTTTGCCAAAAACTATCATTCTTGCCGGTGTCGTCCAAATTTGGATTCAACGGACCATAACCATACTCGTCTATGGCTTTTTGTCTGTTTTCCAGATTGAGGTCGATATCTTGGGTAGCAGCAGGGCAGGACTCTCCTTCTCCGCCCCCCGCACTAATCATGCGATCAACAGGAATGCCGTCTTGTATTTCCTTCGCTGGATCCAATCCATCTGGAATTATTTTAATTTCAATTCTCATAGCTGTGTACCCGTCGGAAATCTAATCATGTCACTTATCGAAGGAATGCCCGAAGGGTAAGGCTGTGTCTGAAACGCGGGTCTTGCGTCACCGGCAATTCCATACGAAATGGGACGGCCTTCAACAACAGGTTCAAGGGCCAGCATTCTATCCCTGTTCGGGTTAACAAGGTCGGCGAACCTTACTTCATTTTGGAAACGTCTGTTCATGTCTTCTGGGACCGTGTTGCCTGTCGGCTGATTCGCGAAGAAAAACGGATTATCCGGAGTCAATGGAATGTAATCACCCGTGACCTCTGCTGCGGTGATCGGTACTACCTCTGATCTACGTATAATGTCCAGAACGGCTTGAGCAGCTTCCGCTTTGCGGCGGTTTTCTTCTGCAATAGCCAACTGACTTTCATCATACAGGTTGGGGTTCTGCGGAAGATTGTCACTTGGTAGGTTGAGGGATGGCCTGTCAAAACGAGACAAAGTAACTGTGCCACTCGGTTTCTGATTCGTAGCCGGAACCGTCGTGACCGCCTCATCATTTAGTAATACTTCAGCGACGTTAGCAGTAGGACTCGAGTCAGTGCCCGCTCCGAAAACCTTGGCGTTTTGTGCGGCGTTAGCTATTTCGCTTGCCGCCGGAGACACTGATGCGACGTTTGGGACAACGGCTGTCCTAGGATCGCCCATAGCAGCCTCAATACCCTGTGTGCTGTAGTTCACGCCCATGTCATCAAGAACTCTAGGTACATTTCCTCTACCAAGTAGACTAAATATACCCACGGGTTCATCTGCATTAGGATCCGAAACCACCCTGCCCATAGGGGTATCTGAGCCTAGTTTTAATGCGGGGGCGTATCCGGGCACCGGGTCACCCTCACCCCCTTTTCTAAATCCTTTTCCAGAAACCAACCCAAGATACTGATTGTATGCCAGCCTGTTAATCGAATCGATTGACTCCTGCGTCATACCACGATTGTTGGTGCTAAAGGGATCGCCGCGACGATCTATTCCGGGGTAATAAAATCTGCCCGAAACGCCGTAGGGATCCATATCCGTACGACCAGTGGCCTTCATAAAATCTCTCAGGCCAGCTTCATAGGCACTTGCGGTGGCAGCATCTTTAAATATCGGAGTTCTACGGTTGTTTCTAGGAAAGACGATATTGTCTAATAATGCTCCCGCTGCTTGTGACGGATCAGCAGCCACGGGGTCGTCTGAATCAGGAGGAGGAGAAACAGGAGTACGCGCAGCAACGTTCACCCCCAGATTGTTAGAAGTGTCCCTGTCATTAAAAAGGTAATCGAACGGCCCGGCCACTTACTTCACTCCGGTAAACTTGTTGCCTTTAATTGCAGCACCCATGCCACGACAGGACATATACTTGCCGCTAGCAGCGTATACCTCACCTCTTTTGCCGCGTGGCGGCTTTGGCGTGGGCCTCGTCGGTCGCGTACCCCGCCCTTCTGTGTTCATCGGATGATCCGGATCAATCAGGCTTGGGTTCTCTCGAACAGCTTCCTTAAAGCTATCCGGAATATCAGGGTCACTCATGTACTCCCGGTACCTCTTGTCTGACTCCGAAAGGGGTGTGGGCCGCGTCATCTTATTTGTGCCGCCTTTGTCAAAGCCACGCATTTTTTTCATGTTGCTCTCCAGCACTTGAGAGCCACCGTCTCTGCGACCACGGCCCTTTTTGATAAGGTTCTCGGCATCATCATAGCTGATTCCCATGTCGCCGGCAAACTGTCTAATACGTGGCCTTGCCATTGTCAGTCCTTTCTTCGATCAATCTTTCTTTCGATCTCTCGAATACGCATCTTAATTGTCAGGATCAGGTCGTCCCACTCTTCGCACGTTCGTTCCATTACCGCCGTCCTTTTCGTGACCCAGCCAC